AACACTAAAGAACATATTAGAACTATGTGAGAATGAAGATTTAAACATTACTACATTTGTATCAGAACCTTATGAACACGGTCATAAGATCACATTAGAGTTAGAGTGTGACGAGAGAGTGAAAGGAAAATGTTCGCAGTACAATGAAATACCAGTTGTTGTGTACAACGAAGATAACCCTAGCGATTATTGCGTAAGAGCAAAAGAACACCACACGACCGAACAAATAATGCGTGCAGAAAGAGAACATAAAGAAAAGTTTAATTTGTAGTTTAACCCTATGAAAGGAGATAAGTCATGAAAGTAGATTTAGAATTTAAAGATGTTAAAATATCATTCAATGCTGATATGAAAGACAACGTGGAATTTATGATCAAATCAGTATTAAAAGCACATGCAGAATATATCATAGACGCAACACCTAAAGTTATTTTAAGTGGAACAGGAGAACCTCCAAAGGGGTATAGTAGATAAAGGAGAAGAGTGTGAAGAAATATAGAGTTACAAGAAGTCAGATGGGTCCTGATGGCTATAACGAATACAAAGATACTAACTATACAGAAAATGAAGTGTTAGAAGGTATTTGTGTGTATAAATACGATAGCATCGTTGAAATAAAAGAACTCGAAGAAGATGATCCTGTTTATATAGCTTTTAAACAATCTAAAGATAAACATATAAAACAAGCAGAAGCAAATAAAAAAGCTAGACTCGAAAGAGAAAAACAACAGCAAGATGCTTATATAAAAGCAGAGTATGAAAAAAGGTTTAACTAAGATGATGATTAATTGGAAAGTAGCAGGGTGGAGAACGTGGGGGACTTACGAGTATAAAACAATTACCTCTACTGAACAAAACATACCAATTCATAAACACAAGTTAAGACACAGACTATTAGAAAAAGTAAAGCTTAGAAGGGTTTAAACTCCCTTCTTTTGTCATATAAAGGTTTTATGGTATAATGGATTTAGGAGGTGAGAGTATGAGTGCGAAGGCATTTAAAGATGAAAAAGAATTTATTAAACAATTTAAGAAATATATTGATCAATGTGTAAGTAAAGAAAGGTTCGCTAATATAGCAGGTTTCTGTGTATTTGCAGACATTACAAGGGAAACGTTTTATAAACAGAAAGAATATTACTCTGACACCTATAATAAGGTTCGTAATATGTTAGAGGATGAAACGTTGCAACACAATACTTACATGGCACAATTATACATTAAAAATACATTTAAATATAAAGATAAGCAAGAAATAGAGTCAAATAACGTTAATCACAACTTAAATGATGATGTATCGTCATTATCAGACAAAGAATTAGAAGAAAAGATAAAAAAACTAGAAAATAAGAATGGCTAGATTTCAACGGAAAATGCCAATCGCCCAGTAGGGGGAACACTTATGAATCGTAAAGACAAAGAACAACATTTAAGACTTCTATTAGAGAAGGAAAAACGCAAAGCTAGATCTGATTATTATTCTTATGTGGCTTATACTCACTCAAGAATATTTATGCATGCTAAACACATAAAATTTGTATGTTATAAACTTCAGAATGCCATAGATAAAAAGAAAAGAATGGTAGAAGGATTAGAACCTATGAAGAATCAGTATTTAGCTTTTAACGAACCACCAAGACATTCTAAAAGTATGAGTATAACCGAAACGTTCCCTAGTTATTACTTAGGACATTTCCCGGAAGATAGAACAATAGAAGCTTCTTATGGTTCTTTGTTTGCTCATAAGTTTGGGAAAAAGAATAAAGAAAAGATTCAACTGTATGGGAAAGAACTATTTGATATAGAATTAGAAAAAGGTAATCAATCTACAACGGATTGGGGAATTAATGGTACTAGGGGTGGTATGATTTCTAGAGGTATCTTAGCCGGAATAACTGGCGAAGGTGCTGACTTGATGATTATAGATGATCCGATAAAAAATAGAGAAGAAGCAAACTCCGAGACTTATAGGGAAAAACTATGGCAAGAGTGGATTGATACTCTTTCTACAAGATTACACCCAGGTGCTATAGTGATTGTTATATTAACTAGGTGGCATGAAGATGATTTGCAAGGTAGATTATTAAATCCGGAGTATGGAAGGGTTTTGCCTTGGGACGTTTACAACCTACCGTTAGAAGCTGAAGAAGATGATATACTTGGTAGGAAACCAGGAGAACCTCTATGGCCTGACAGATATGGATATGATTTCATAGAAGAACGTAAAAATTATCCTAATTCATTCAATGCATTATATCAAGGTAGACCAACAGCACAAGAAGGAAACATGATTAAACGTGAATGGTTTGAGAATGATATAAACTGGTATATTCCTACTCCTGAGTTTTTAAACAAAATGCCTATATTGTGTATGAGCGTTGATGCAACCTTTAAAGATACTTCGAAAAGTGATAAAGTAGATATACAGATATGGGGTAAGGCTAGAAATAGTTTTTACTTAGTAGATAACATGAATGCTAGAATGGATTTCTTAGCAACGTTACAAGCGATTAAGAACTTTAAAGCACAATATCCTAATATTGGTATGATCTTTGTAGAGGATAAAGCAAACGGTTCTGCTATTATAAACGTGTTGTCACAAGAACTTACAGGAATAGTACCAGTTAATCCATTAGGTGGTAAAGAATCAAGAGTTCAATCTGTATTACCTTATCTAGTAAGTAATGTTAAACTACCTAGAAACAAAAGCTTTACTCAATCGATGTTGCAAGAATGGTACGCTTTCCCTAATGGTACTCATGACGATAGTGTTGATAGTATGACGCAAGCAATATCACAAATGATTTACTTTTATGGAGAAGTCGAAAGAGAACAGATTGGTTATGATACATTCTTCGGCAAGAAGAAAAAAGACGATAACACATTATGTGGTGATTTTTATTAAGGAGGACTAATGCTAATACTAAACATTATTGTATTAATGCTAGTAGCTTTATTTATTGGTTATTATCTAGGCAAAGGTAAAATAGAAATAACTAAGACCATGAATAAAGAAGATAGCGCTAAATACTTAGAACTACAACAAGAAATGGTAAAGAAACAAAATGAAGCAATGGAAAAGGCTAATAAATTAAGTAGAGATTTAGGATTGGAGGTGTAACGTGCCTAAAGAAATGAAACTGAAGCCTAACGAAGAATTTCAGAGTCTTCAAGATTATCGTAACTACAAATCATCTAATGGTTTATACGATATTGCAAGAGAGAATGAAAAGTTTGTTGTGGGTATTCACTGGGATGGAGTAGAATCTAAGAACCTTAAGCAAACCACATACAACATGATAGGTCAGACACAAGAGGTTAAGAATGCATCTATACTCGCTAATGAGTTAAGTATGCGTAGACGTGCTAATAAGGTTGATGACAAACACGAGAAAACTCAAGAAGCTATTGAAGCCTTTAACTTGGCTGATAAGCAAAACTGGGATAGACTAGATGTTAACACTATGAATGAAATGGTAGTGTATGATGGATCTATTCAAGGTCTAGGCGTTTCTTATTGGTGGTGGGATGATACTATTCAAACAGGTAATAAGTATTCTACAGACGGAGATATCAACGGTAAAACTATTAATTCAATTGATTTATACGTTGCTAATCCTATTGAAACAGATATTCAAATGCAAACTAAAGTTAAACTTACTGTAGATATGACGGTTAGTGATGCTAGAGCGTATGCTAAGAGTAAAGATGTACCCGAAGATCAAGTAAGACAGATTGTTGCTGATGATGAAGGCAGAAGTTACAGAGCGTTTGAAAAGTCAGAGAATGACGAGTCAACTGGTAAAGGTGATAAACTTACTACACTATTAATCAACTTTGAGAAAAAAGAAGGTGTTTGGTACAAGTCAGAATCATTTAGAGATGTAGTAGTAGAAGAATGGTTTGATACTGAATTAGAATTACTACCAATCGCTATATTCCCTTATAAGCTTAGAAAGAACTTTATATATGCTGAAGCTGAAATGACTAGATATATTGAGAATCAAAAGGTAGCTAACACACAAGCTGCTGCAAGACATTTACACGCTGTATTAATGGCAGTACCTAAAGTATTAGTCAATGAGAATATGATTAACTCATTCACAAATGCAATCGGTGGAGTAAATAAAGTTAAAGTAGCACCACAAACACAAATCAGTAACGCTATGACTTTTGTACAACCTACAGCAATGACACTAGATGTTGATAAGAGTATTGATGATGCAATCAGACGTACACAAGACTTAGCAGGTGTTAACGAGAATATAAAAGGCGAAGCTAGACCTGAGAACGCAGCTGCATTAATGACTCAGATCAAACAGGCTACCATTCCTATCGAATCATATAAACGTAGATTACAGAGATATGTTAAAGACGTTGGTTTAATTTGGGAAGAGTTTTACAAGAAGAAGTATAACATTACTAGAGTTGTAGCAGACGAAGAAGGAAACGAAGTTAAATTTACTGGTACAGACTTTGCAGATATTAACTTAAATACTACTGTAGATGTAGGACCGTCTCAACAATGGTCTGAAATTGTATCATTCCAAGCATTAAAAGATTTATGGACTATGCAAATTATCACTGAACCAAATCAAGTCTTAGAAAGATTACCTGAGAACTTAATCAAGGATCAAGATGGATTAGTACAAGAGAATCAAAACGAAGCTATGTTAAATCAATTAATGTCAATTGCAATATCTTCACAACCGCCTGAAGTACAACAACAGTTTGCAGAGATGCCTACGGAAGAAAAGAAAGAGTTTATTAACAACTTGTTAGGAGGTCAATAATGAAATGTGAATACTGCGAAAAAGATTTGTGGGTATCTAGTTCTAAAATGGAATCACCTAAAGATACAGAAACAGTTACATGCGTTCAAAAGCTTGTTTGTGTAAATCCTGATTGTGAGATATATTCAGGTACTGATTTAACAAATCCTAAACAGATAGCTAAAACTATAAGAACTGCTATGAATCAGGAGGTTTAGATGGAATATCAAGGTAAAAAGATTTGTGGTATAGAAATATATGACGAAACTGATAACAATAAAATTATTGCTAGTATCTGTGATAAAAAAACAGAAACAATAAACGGATATAAAATAAGAGTTATTCCATATACTGAAGAAGTAAAGGCGAATGATTAATAGTATATTTG